CCGCTCTTGGCGGTACGCAGGCTAACGTGCGTGTTCACTCGGCGACTGATCCTTTCACTCTCGCCTATGCGGTTCCTGCGTCTCTTCGGACGCTTCCGCAGGCTGTGAACGGCGTGTATGGTGCCATTCCCTCGAACGTTCATATGTTCAACGTCCGAAAGGGCGTGAATGTGGCCAGTGGGGCTCCTGTACGTCGCGATGGCTGATCTCAAGGGCAGGCTCCCGGCCGGCAGTGAGTCCTACGACGCTGCAAACGTTCGGGCCATGATTAGCGTCCTCGTGGGCGCTCTTAACAACCTCTCCGCCTCGATCGGCGATACGCTGATCTCCGGGCAGCGCTGACGCAAGTCATGCGTGCTCGGGGACCCCGCTTTACGCGGGATCAGTGGTGGATCCTGGCCGTTTTCATCGTCGCGGCCTCCGTGGCAGGTTCACACCTGGTTACGGAGGTCGGTACGGTGTCACACGAGCTGGGTGAGGTTGTCAACGGCTAGTTCTTAGCTGTTGCATGGCTTTACTAATGGAGTAAATACGATGTCTGAGAATAAATCGGCTAGTACATCTCCTAAGGTAGGGGACAGAAGAGCATCGATGCCACTATGTGACTTGAACGCTCTTTCTGGACTGTTCCTGTTGGATCTGGCGCCGGGGATCCCTTCGTGGGACCCGGTGTCAGCCCTGGAGGCTCAATCGTTCGCTTCGATGCAGATGCTGAAAAGCGTGCTGAGTAAATATCAGCATGCAAACTCGGCAGAAGCTGACAAAGCGGCTTTTGAGAAGTTCCTTGCAGTGAATGATCGCTGTAAAGGTTGGTCCCTCCAGATTAGCTGTGACGAAGACCAGGAGCTCGTAGACACGTTGAAAGACGTGATCTATAAGTTCTTCTACCCGCGTCAAGCGGGAAGCTGTGTCCTGTCTAACCTAAGCCAGATTTTGGCTGAAGGTAAAACAGGCCCAGGGTCCTCTCTCGGGGCGAGCGCGAACGACTTTTACAATAAGATGTTCGCGTCCGGGCTCAGCTACACGTCAACGGGCCTGTACAAAGCGTACAGACGCTACTGCAGCTACCTTCCACCTGCGTGGGCCGATGCGGAAAATCGCCGCTACAGCCTGTTCGCCGGTGAGGACTCAGTAGTTAACGGTAACAAGTTGGCCTTTGTTCCCAAGAAAGTCGAAACTTCCCGGGTTATTGCCATAGAGCCCAGTCTGAACATGTTTTATCAGCTGGGTGTAAAGGCTTTGCTTGAGCGGCGCCTCCGTTCGTACTTCGGTATTGACGTGACGGTGCAGCAAGAGAAAAACCGGGAGCTTGCCAGACTTGGGAGCGTCAACGGTCGGTGGTCAACCATCGATTTGTCTAGCGCTTCCGATTCACTCGCACTTGGCATGCTACGTTGCATACTTCCTCGAGAACCTTTGGGGTTCCTGGAACTGCTTCGTAGTCCAACCATGCGAGTGCCCCCAGAGATGGGGGGTGGTGAGTTGGAGCTTCACATGATCTCAACGATGGGAAACGGTTACACCTTTTCCCTGTTGAGTCTTGTATGCTCCTCGATCGTGCTTGCTGCGCACAGGGTTGCCGAGGTTCCTGTGGTGTTCCCTCGCGGGGACATTCTAGGGAATTTCGGCATCGTCGGTGATGATATCATCTGCGAAACGAAAGTGACGCGGTTGGTTCTTCGCCTCCTTGCCCTTCTGGGCTTTAGTGTTAACAGCGAGAAGTCCTTTGTGAGAGGGCCTTTCAGGGAGTCCTGCGGCGGCGACTTCTTCCAAGGAGTCGACGTGAGACCAGTCTACATTAAGAAACTGGAAACTCAGCAGGATATTTACGTTGCCCTGAACCAGCTCAATAGATGGACTGCAAAGACGGGGGTATCCTTACCTCTGTCCGCAGCGTATCTGCGAAGCTTCTTACCAAGGAGTCAATTCTTGGTACCGCAAGCAGAACAGGACGATGCCGGTTTAAAGGTCCCTAGCACGGAAGTTCGACATCTCAAACGAGATCCTCATGTGCAAGCCATCTCTTACAAGAGGTGGGAGCCTAGAGTCTCCAAGAGTGTCGTGACCATGTGTGGGATCTACCGGAGGTCGTCCTCATCCCAAAACTGGGAGGAGGCAGCGGCTTGGAACCCTCACGGGCTCTGGGTCGCTTTCCTCGGTGGGCACGTACGCGGTGGGACGATTGCCGCTAGGCATAGCGGTGTCGCTTACCGTAAAGGCAAGGGTGTCTGCAGTTCGTGGGACGCAAGTCCTACGAAACTGGCAGGTGCCCGTTTGCAGGCATTCGCAGCCTGCCATATCCGCGACATTTGGCCGTTGGAGACGGCCTATGAAGCGAACACGGTTGC